TTGATAACATAAGGAAGAGTATTGTTTATTGCTGTTTTTAATAGATGCTGATTTGGTTCGACCATGTATACTTTACTTGCACCGGAGTCGAGAGCATGACAACTGAACATACCAACACAAGTACCAATGTCAACTACGATGTCACCTTCTTTTACTTGACCCCACCATTCATAATCCTTATTAATAAAGAATTCTTTTCTCATGTTTGCTACATGATCCATGTCGAGAAAGCCCATGTCCATGTTTTTGTTTAGCGTTTTGTGATTCATAATCATATCCTGTTATTAATGTAATAGTTGACTTCCTTCTGCAACTAATCCATCTATCATATCAAATGTTTGGTCGCTATAACCTGATTTAATCAAATCAACAACCGTTGGAAATTCTGTCTCTGTTTCTACTTCACCAATTTTAAGGTTTCTTTTCTTTCTTGGTGGAAACATATCGTTTATATAATGGTATGCAGCACGCTCAGTTTTAAACCCACAACAGTTAGTTAAACCAAAAGGATTATTAGCTGCAAAGCATGCATAGATTCTACCATCGTCTTCCATGCCAAGGTCATAGCCGTTATAAGTTCCTAAGAACACACCCATGTTATCATCAAATACTATGTACCGTCTTTTCTTTTTCATAAAGCTCTTTATACGTATCTCGTACTGCTGCAAAATGATCAATATATGCTGTTGTGTCAAACTCAAAGACTTGAGGTTCGTTTCCATCAACACCAATAAAGACCACACCTTTTTTTACTTTATTACCAGTCATTTCTTCAAATGCTTTTGCATAAAAGGATACTTGCATATAATAATTAAGAATCCATTCTTCTTTCTTTGGTCTCTTTGATGTTTTAAAATCAACGACCGCGAGTTCTCCATCCCATTCAGCAATACAGTCAACTTGACCAGCTGTTTGGAGTTCGTTTGAATATAAGAAACACTCCTGGTACCAAATATTATTTATTCGTTTGTCCAAGATGGGTTTCATTGTATTAAACATATGAATATTAGCAGGCATATGCTTTTTAGAATAATCAGGATCATTATCTAAATAATCTTCACAAAGTTTATGAACTGCAGTACCGCGTCGAGCGGCTTGAGTTGAAATACGATTAGCTTCTTCATGACCAACGCGATCACGCCACTTTTGTATATCCTCTTTACCGAGAATACCTAATACAGTTGTGACAGACGGATAACCTGCGCCTGATGGTGTTTGATATATACGCTTACCATCTACGGAAGCTCTTGTTAGTTTTTCGAGGACGGGTGCCTCTGAATAGTGTTCAAATAATTTCATAATATATTCCTTTGAGTTGAAAGGGATCCCGAAGGATCCCCTCCGAGTTTAAGCCACGAGTTGAGGCTTTAGTTCTGTTCTCTCCTTTGCTATAATGTATTCTTTTACTAATCCACTTCTAACAATGTCTTCAATTCCAAATTGAACTACTTTGAAAGAATGATCCATTCGTTTAATGACTTTAAGAAAATCTCGTAGTCCTGATGTATCGTGTTTGTGTCTAGTTCCGGCAAGATCATCTTGTGCTGTATCACCGCAGAATATAATTTTTGACGAATCACCAACTCGTGTAATAATACTATCGAGTTCATGGTATGTCATGCTTTGACATTCATCTACAATTATGATAGAGTTATCAAATGTTAATCCTCTAACGAATGATGATGTCATAAACTTAACTGAGCATTTTTGTTTGAGTATTTCCCAAGCGTCTCCTCTGCCAAATAAGTTGTTTGTTATATCCGCGTAGGGTACTGCATAGACGGCTTCTTTTTGAGCCTGAGTGCCTGGCATAAAACCTTGCTCTCTTGTCTGTACTGCTGAACGAACGATTATTACTTGGTCATAATTGTCATCATCTAAAATATCACATAGACCAAGATATAATCCGCACATTGTTTTACCTGTGCCTGCTGTTCCAATTGCAGCAATATTATACCCAGCGTTATAGTTGTCGAAAAATTCCTCTTGGGTAGGAGTCAGTGGCGAAATATGATTCATGGAAAATTTACTATCCATTCTTTGTCCATTTCTCTGCTTAATCTTCCTTTTCTCCTTCGGTGATAAACGACGCTGTCTTGACATAAAACCTCCTTTGCATTAACTAAAAGGAAGCGATCTGAAGATTACTTCCAATCGTTAATTTTGTTTCCAGTGTATGATTTGTTTTGTTTCATTGATGTAAGTATATCACGAAAACCTTGGTCAGGTTTCATCCTTCCCAAGCGCGCGGCCTCAATCACAGGTTGGCCACTAGTGATGATTGATTTCAAATGGGGGTTGTCTTTCTTGAACTGGTCGACTGAGCTCATAGACATGAACTTCTCGAATTGTTCACCAGTGTTTGTGTCTTCAAAAGTATATGTAGGCATTAGATTCCAATCTTATAATCCATAATAGTATTTATACGATAGACTCGTAGATTTCTTTCCAATTCTTAACAATTACTAAATTATTATTTTCGTAATCTTTATTAAAGTCATGTTCAATCAGAATAGATCTGAGTCCTAGTTCAAGACCCAATTCAGCATTAGAAGGTTTATCTTCAACCCAAATACATCCGCTTTCTTTATAAGGTAATAGACCGTCGTCCTTATCGGCTCCGCAGTCCAAACATACCACTCTCTCAAATACATCTTTACCAAACAATCTTTCGAGATTTTGTTCTCTTAGTTTGCCGGCATAGTAATCAGTACTGAGACTAGTAATACAATGAAAAACATAACCTTCACTATGGAGTTTCTTGACATATTTAATGGCATCCCTTAAGCCTGGTAAAAATCCTATTCTTGCAGACTCGTTAAACTGTCTTACCAGTCTCTTTGAATCTTCCTTTGTGACTCCGAACGTTTGTGCTACGTCGTATACACCTTCTTCAATAACGGTATATCCGTTTTCATTCATATACTTATAGAATGCATACTTCCAATCAAGTAGTACACCGTCACAATCTACAAGAATCAATTTTTCTGCTCTGTGATCCATATTTTCTCCATTAATTTAATTTTACAGATATATTATAACAAAGAAACAGCTAAATGTCAATAGTTTTATGATAAAAAGTTTTTCTTTTCTGATAATTTATGCTTTCGAACCTCGGCTCGATGCGTTTTCTTTTGTTTTTCACGTTTACGATCTTCGATCTTGATGTTCGTCCAATCGTCGGAAGAGGCGGGTTGTTTAGTCCGCTTACCCATGGTGTCCTGCCTTATTTGAAGTTGAGTGGATCCGTAAATAGAGTTGGAAACGCTGCCTCAAGAGTTTTCTTAGTTATTCCTTTAATCGGAGTATGACTAAGCATATTCTCTGCAAGTATCTTTGAATCTGCTGGATTCAAATCTTCAAGCAACTGAATAAACAGTGCTTCTCTTCTATTTTTGTTAAGGTTATCATACCCACCACCTAAGAAGAAAATTCTCAAACGTCTTGCTTCTCTATATAACATAGTATCAAGGTCAACGAGGTCGTTTTCTTTGAATGGAGGTGGAGTATCTGGTAATAAGAATTCAACATTCTCATCATATATTAAACGCAGCACTTGTCTTAATGGTACTGCGTCATGTTTCTGTAAGTTCTCTACTTTAGCTTTAGTGCCTTTAAGTTTTGAAGTTTCTGTAATTATCTTACTTATTGAGTCTCTAATCATAATTAAAAATCCTGTAAATCACCAATGAGGTTCTTTAGCTTTTTCTTTACGAAGTAATTGAACAGCTGACCTCTGCCCACTTCTTCTTGGTTATTATAAGCCTCGAGAATATTGTCTTTGTATTCCTGAGGAATCATCGTAAGGTCAATCATTTGTTTATTACGATTAAACCTTAGTTTTGTTTCTTCATCCATTTCTTCTGGTGATTTACTAAAGAGTTCAATTCTTTTCTTAGTCATTGGTCTTTGTCTATCACCAACAGCTAAACAGTTATCTGCTGAAAGAATGTTTGGAACTCCATCTCCTGTATCACCACGAAGAATGTGTTCTGTAATATACTGAACAGGATTAGCATGTCTTACCCATTTCTTTAGTACAGGATTATACTGATCTACGTTTGCATATTTCTGTAATTGAATGAAATCCTTATCTCCTGATAGAATAAGAATCTTTTCAGATCCATTATTCAGTTCAGTACCATGTTCCATACATAAAGTTGCGATAATGTCATCAGCTTCACAACGATCAACATATACAACCTTATATGGAAAGAACTCTTCAATCTCTCTACGTATTTGATGAATGACATCAAACAGAGCATTCCAATCGAGTTCAGATTCATCTCTGTTCTTTTTACGATTTGCTTTATAGTATGGATAGTAATCCTTTCTCCATACATTGGTGTTATCAGCGCAGATCACAATCTCTCCGTATTCTTTCGAAAACTTTTTGCGATTAAATCTGATTGAATTTAGAAACATGTGACGAAGGAGATTTTCATCTACTTCCATGTTTGTGTGGTTACCTATACCTGCGAACAGTGACGCAAGCATAACCTGGTTATAATCTACTAGTATCATAATTTATCCATTATTTAATTTACAAGTACTATTATATCAAAGATCTTCGTCAATGTCAATGGTTTCATCTAAATTCTTTTTAAGGCCGCCGGCCATACGTGTTTCGTTAGTTTCTGATATAATTACATTCTGGATAGCAAATGGTTGAAGTTGATGTTCTTCTCCCATTGTTTGTAGATGTAAAGATCGAATTGCTTCAAAGATAAGAATCATAGAAGGAAAGTACCTATCCATGTTTTCATCAAACTCGCAACCTGCTCTTGCCATTTCTCCTAATACGTTTTCCCATATAATTTCCGCAAGTTCTGAAGAATACGAATCTTTATATTCTCGAATTCTTTCTGAAACACTACTTTCATCAATGGGTGGATTTGAATGTATTTTTGGAAAATGAATCAGGTTATCTTTATTCTTGGTAGGCATCTCCGATGTTCCTTAGTAGAGTGTTCCACATTGTGGCAAAAGAGGCAATTGAATTTCTTGCCAAGTTAAATCTATCAGAGAAAGTAAATCCATGGAAATAGTTAGGATCGTTCTTCATCTGAGTCAAAATCTGTTTCGTAACTGAAAAAGCATAATTTGCATGATGATTCATGTCTTCATTCCAATCATACATAATTGTTGCATTTGCTGCTGTCTCTGGTAAAGCGCCATAATTAGGATGAATACAAATCATCTGAGATTTGATTGCTTCAAGTAACGCAATACAAGATGTCTCTTTCCATATATTAGGATATAGGAAAATATGAGATTTCTTTAACGCTTCAAGAACTTCTTCGTTTGGTTTAACTCCATGATAAGTCATGTTTGGATGTTCTTCGATTTGTGCAAAGAGTGGCTTATAAGCTTCATTACGGTTTTCCCAACCATAAATTTCAAATCCTGAATAAACATCAAGATGAATATTATCAAACTCTTTTGCTAAAGAAACAAAAATAGGTACAAGTAATTCTAATCCACGATGTGGAGTCGTATGATATACGAAACGAATTGTTTCCATATCTTTTTCTTGCGGATCGTATTTAACTTCAACTGCATTATGAATTACTGAACAGATGCCATAAGGAATACCGTATCTCATAATGTATTGATCTCTTTGCCATGCTGTCACAAATACAATATGATTAAACTTTTGCCAACCACCATCTTTTAATACTTCGTTTTCAGGATCTTCTGCTAAGTCATGACACCAAAGGATATTTGGTACGTCATTGTATAATTCTCTCGGTCTTGATAAATGTACTGCTACTTTCTCAAGTACTTCTTCACCAACGTTATCTATTAAACGTTGTCTCATCATTTCAGTTCCGCCTTTACTGTTGGCAGAAAGCTCGGAATCAATTATAACTCCTTTATAAATGCAACTCATTGTCTATCTCCATTAATTTCATTATATATGTTATCCAATGCACCATGTAAGTTATGCAATGAACCGTTATTATGTACGCGATATGTTACTACATCCATTTCTTCTTTAAGAACATATGCTTTATCTACAGTTGTGGTTTGTCCTATTGTCCATTCCTTAATTAAATTTCCGTTAAAGTATTTACGTGAATCAGATGAATAATCACAACCTTCTCTTGTTAATTGAACGATGACAATATTCTCTGCACCAACCTTTTTAATAATAGGTTCAAGTTCTTCAACAAATCCACCATCTGCCAAAGCATAGTTATTACTGCCGATGATTTCTTCGGCAACTGACTTACCAAAATAATCTAATCCTTTCTTTGGTTTAATAATATCTTCCGATACATGAATCATTGCTTCACGTCTTGACATACCTTGTAAGGCAAACTCAGCTTTTTCCTTTTGTGTTCTATCCTTATATCCTTCCATGAACCATCTTTCATCAACATCAAAGTGTTTAATTGTTTCTTTAAATAATTGATACTTAAAGGACAGATTACCAAATCCGTACTTTTCTTTATATAAACTAGCGGCTTCATCTTTGCCTGAAGCTGGCGGTCCGTTAAATATTACTATCATCTTTATTCTCTGTAAGTTGAGTGAAACCGTATTTACAAATATAGTAGGCATCTACGATATCGGTAATAGGATTCCACGATTTTGTTATTATACCACATTTTTCGCGAATGTCAATAGAATTTTCTTTTTCAAACGCTTCAATCATTAATTCTTTATTTGCGTTGCCTTTTCCACAACCAAACTTTTTAATCATTGTTGGCGGATAAACATCATAAGGTATATTTCTTTCCCATAGCTTGTGTTTAAATAAACCGCAGTTCTCTGCTATTTGAAATACTCTACCTACTGCGCCAAACGCATATCCTTCAATTCCGACAAAGTCACATTCAAAACATTTGCTTTGTGACCACGATCCAATGATATCATATCGTTCTTGATCGTTAAACCAATTGTCAGGATACATCGTTGCTTGATATTGTCCTTTCTCTCCAATTAATAACTTCTTTTGTTTTACATAATAGTAAAAGGTACAATTATCATAACTCCACTCTTCACCTTCATGTACACAAATAGCTGGACTACTTAAACTGTAATCCACACCTGCGACTTTCATAACTAACTCCATAACTAATATATTATGGTATTATTTATTCAGTCTGCACGGTAGAAGATATGAGATCCTATAGTTCCTACTTGCTGTAAGGTTGGAGCCCAATAAGGATCCACAAAAGTTGTATGATAATGAGTTGCACCTTCGGTAATTCCACGGAATCTATTATTCTCTAATATCTTAAAGGCTATACCAAATGACTCTTCCCAAGCATCTTCTTCTGTTGCTTCGTCTGATCTTCCATCGCAATACCAACTGAATTGGCAACGATTACGCTTTGGTACTAGTACTTGTGGATCTTTCCAAGAAGGTTTATGTTCTCCTTGATATACAACACCACAAATAGAATTTGGGTATCTATCGTCACGTACACGATTTAAAACAACATCAGCAACTGCATATTTACCTGCTAGGTTCTCTGACCTTGCTTCATGATAGACATTCATTGCCAAACATTGCATTTCAAATGATTCATATTCAATCATCGGTCCTACATGATCGTTAAAGGTACTTGCCGAAGATGGCAAAGCTAATGATACTGCTAACAGAGTAATGAATTGTTTCATTGTCTTGTATATGCGTCGTATAAAGCGTTACCTTTGAGTTTTACTCCAAAAGTACGAAGAGGTTTGCCACCTTGTGATCTTTTAATTAAACCACAATTGTATTCTATATCAGTGACCGCTTTACCACCTTCAGTATCTTCAGGATGGTCATCATACCACATTGAATTAAAAGAATGAGCATGCAAAGACTTAACTTGCATTGACCATTCTTCAGCCTCCAACATTATTCGTTGCTTATATACTGTTTCATCATATTGCGTCATAGTTTCTCTCCTGGCTCAAAGCCTCTAAAACTTTTAAATCGTGGGAATCTTAAACTGTATATATCATCTGAATCTTGACTGATAGTAACTGCATCAGCTCTTATCTCAACTAGTTGACCAAGTACAGTGTTAGTGCTATTCCAAATATCATCCCTGAGATCATCACTAAGACCTGTCCCAACATTAACTTTGATATGTTTACCTTCGTCGAGGCCTTCGCATACAAGTGCTCCTGTGCTTCGTTCGTTTTTGCCAGTTCCTTCTTCAATGTCTATTACAGTTAATGTTACCTCAATATAAGGTTTCATTTTTAACCAACCATAAGATCGTTTACATTCATAGTAACCATTTACAGGTTTAACCATGATACCTTCATAACCTTCTTCTATTGCTGTATTATTAATTGCTTTGAATTTGTCTGCGTCTTCTTCAATATTAATAACATCGTATTTCGTAACAATAATACAATCACTGAAGTACTCAGAACTTTCAAAGCCTTTTAATAATTCCTTTCTTTTAATTAGAGGCAATGTACTACTGCCTGTCTTAAATTCATCAAGAGGTAAGAAATCAAACAATGCAAAATAAGCATCAGTTGTTTCAGAACCTTCTTTACGATGTACTTGTTTCATTAGTGTTTGAAAATCAGCAGACATAACTTCACCATCAAAGACAAGATCATCAAACATCTTATGACTAAATGCTTCTTCGATATGTGGGAAGTTTTTGAGTTGTTTACCGTTTCGAGAATAAATCGTTGCGTTAGAATTTTCTACAATAATAATGGCTCTTACTCCATCATACTTATATTCAACAACACAATCTCCTGTTATCTTCTTAGGATTGTTATCACCGCTATGAGCAAGCATACAAGTGAATACAGGAATGGTTCCCTTCTGAACATTGTTAACTGTCTTAAGAGATACTCCGCAGCGCAGGTCTTTAATTAAGATTCTACGGTACCAATCATTCCATTGTTCTGATGTTGCTGCTTCTCTTGCGACGATGATTGCGTCTCGAGCAGCATGACCTGTTAATTCACGATTACGAAGCTGGTCCGCGAGGATATAGAAATCCTCAGCAGAAAGACCAGGACCGTCGTTTTGACTTGTTGGAATATCAGCCACACCAAAGGTAATCATATTATCAAGACAATATAATAAACCTTTGACTAGACCTTCATCATCAATATATTGAGACAACATATCTTCTTTATAAAGTCGACTGTTATCTCTCTCAAGTAATTGAATTAATTTCCAAGGATCTGTTTTCATGAACAAAGCGCCTCAGCTATAGCTTCACCGTCAAACTCTGATTGAATTTGAGCAAGATGCTCGGTAACTTCGTTGCCTTCTGAGAACAACATTAATTCTGCTGCCAATGCACCAGCCTGTTCGCGGGTCAATTGAATATGACCTTGTGATTGCCAAGGTGGTGTTAACTGAATACATGTTCCTCGGTCTTTTCCACCAAAGAAACGCGTTTGTTGAATATCTGTTGTTGGAACAGTTCTCAATTCAGTACTCATAATATAAACCTTTTCAATTAATTAATACAACCATTATAATCTATATCATAATGAATGTCAATAGTTAATTTCACTTTTTTCAGTTATTTTTTGAGATCTTCACCATAGCGACCGCGCTCTCTATTGCCGTCTCCGTTAAGTTCAGTATGATCTTGCTGAACTGCTTTGAAATCCTTTTCTTTAAGATGAGGATATCTTGTATAAGCAGGGTGAGCATATTTTCCCATTACATCTGCTGCATCATCTACAGCAGAAGGTAATTCTTCTTTTTTGAATATTCTATCCCAGCCTTCATCATACGCTTTTGTAGATGCTTTGCTTGTTAGAGAATCACCAGTTATGTCGTTCTTTGTTGCCATTATAATGCCAGTTTAAGTTGTGCAGGATTTTCACCTGTATCTTTTCTAAAGAACATACGACCGAATCCGTCAAGTTCTAAAGTAAATTTATCACCGGGTTCAAATGTAGTTCTACTAATTCGTACCATGTGAGTTTCGTCAGGGTCAGGTTTATCGTTAAATAGTAATCCCTGTTCGTTAATTTCAAAGCTAAAGTCACAATATATCATTTCGCCATCCTTGATATTTCAGTTGCTTGTTGTTGATTAATAATAGGTACAGCATTGCTCTTGTGCATCGTAGCTATTCCTTTTACTAAGGTTCCTGTATAGACAGGTGATTCCTTCTTAGTACCTGAACCTCCACCATAAGACCCTGTAAAAGAAGGGTAAGTTGGACCCTCTCTACGAAACGAATCTGTTGGTGTATAAGGTTTGAACTCAGATTTAGGTTTCACCTTTCCTAGACAATAATTTATATATTCATCCAGACTATTATAACGAAGGTCATGCATCCCATTTTGTTTAGCCCATTTATTATGCTTATGCCAATCAAGCTCATATTGAGCTAATTTGGTTTTAGTTATTTTTATTTTACGTTTCCGAGTGGAAATCGTTGATAGACCTCTTGCTAATGCCATACTATAATCCCGTCATAAAAAGAAGCTCAGTGGTCGGTTCTTTGGCGTCAGATTCCTACTCAGTTGACCTACCTCGAAACTTTCGTCACTTGGTAAGTACAGTTGGTAGTTCAAAAGTTGCTCCCGAACTCAGTAACCGTCGTGGGTCCTAAATGGTAGAGCTATTAACTCCGTGATTCCATCTCGCCGTCATGGTATTCCCACTGAACAAATATATTATAACAAAGTAATTCTTAAATGTCAATAGTTTTTATGAATTATTTGTAGTGTCTTTGACCTCTTGCGTTGAAAGCTGTACTTTCTTGCTGTAATCTTTTTTGATGTCTTTTAACAGCTTCAGCCTTTTTTCTCTTTCTTTTCGCAGTAGGTTTTTCGTAATATTCCCTAGCTCTTAATTCTTTTAAGATTCCTGCCTTTTCAACATTCTTCTTAAACTTTCTCAATCCTATTTCAAATGGCATTGCTGTTGGCGGTCTTTTATCTTTTGGATGTCTTTTTCTTGGAGTCAAGTCGACTGACAACCCACCGTTTTTATTATTATTATATCTCATATTGTATATTATATACAGATTTACTAAAGATGTCAATAGTTTTTATGAATTATTTTTAGCAGCCAATTTAGCAGCAGCTTTCTCAGCCTTTGCTATTTCTTTATCATATGCCTTTCTATCAACATAACCTGACTCTAATAACTTTTGACGATTCACCAGATGTTGAGCATCGGTATCATCTTTAGATCCGCCATAGTAAGGTACACAATGTCCTTCTTCTGACATCACTGATGTAACTGGTCTCCATCCATCTGTTGCTGGACAATATACATCAAAGTCTCCAAGGATACGACCAAACTTACCTTTCATATCTTCGCCGTCTCGAGCAACCTGAGTTCTTAATACTGGTGACTTACCCAATAATTCTTTTAATCTTTTACCTGCAGCTTTACCGAATAGCTTTTCTACTTTATCTCTTGTTCTTGATTCTGGTGTATCAATACCCATGATACGAACTCTTTCGTTTCTTAGCCAGATTCCAAATCCTAAATCAATGTCTACATCAACAGTATCTCCGTCAACTACTTTGATTAGGTTAGTTCTATATTCATACATTTTTATTTTTCCCCATTGTCATCTTTTCAATCCATGACGTATTACGGCCTGCTTTCTTTTCCTCCCAATCTTCAATTGCTTTCTTAATACTATCTTCTGCTAATACAGAACAATGTATTTTGATTGCGGGTAGTTCTAAAGCTTCTGCGATTTCTTTATCTTTAATTAGTTTTGCTTCTTCGATAGTTTTACCGATTAACATATCAATAAACATGCTGCTTGAAGCAATAGCAGAGCCACATCCATAAGTTTTAAATTTAACGTCTTCGATAACTTCAGTTTCGGGATTAAGTTTAATGTCAAGTTTCATTACATCACCACAAGCAGGTGCACCTGTCATTCCTGTTGCTACATTTGGATCATTAGGGTCAAACCTTCCGACTCCATGCGCTGCTGGATTATTGGTTACTGCTTCGAATCTGTCGAGTACTTTTTTAGAATAGGCCATAGAACTATTTATACATTTCTACGGCACCAAACTGTTAGCCACCATTTAAAATATCTACGTCCTTCGCCGTATGATGCTGAGGCTAATCTGTTGTATATCATCCTGAGTTCTTTAAGCTATAATACATTGTGATTGCACCAAAGACCATTGGACACATCATCACACAACCTATACCGATAATTAATCCTAGATTTTCTACCATTGTGTTGGATCCTCTAAAATAGAAACGATTTGATGTCCTAACTCTTCCCATTCAGTTTTAGTTTTACCACGAGTTGTTTCTGCGGCTGTACCAATACGAATACCACTTGTTTCTTTAAAGTTTCGAGGATCGTTAGGAATACCATTCTTGTTGACTGTAATACGATGTTTCTCTAAGATATCAGCAGCTTCTCTTCCACTCAATTCAGAATCAACCAAGCTTACTAATATAATATGAGAATCAGTACCACCTGATAATACACTTAATGTTTTACTATCATTTAATACTTTTGCCAATGCCTTTGCATTTTCAACTACCTTTCGAGAATAATCTTTAAACTCTCCTGTATCAGCTTCAACAAATGCTTGAGCTTTAGCAGCAATGATATTCATTAATGGTCCACCTTGAGTACCTGGGAAGATTGCTCCATTAAGCTTTCTTGTATAGTTAGGATTGTTCCATAATATAATTCCACCACGAGGACCACGTAATGTTTTATGAGTTGTAGAAGTAACGACATCAGCATAAGGAACAGGATTGTCATATGCACCACCAGCAATTAAACCAGAATAGTGAGCCATGTCAACCATAAGTAATGCACCAACTGAATCAGCAATTGCTCTGAACCTTACCCAATCAATTTGTCTTGGATATGCACTTGCACCAGCAATGATCATATCAGGTTTATGTTGTTGAGCTAACACAGCAACTTCTTCGTAATCAATTAAACCGTTTTCATCAACACCGTAAGTATGAGCATTAAACCATTTACCTGAAATCGTAACTGGAGCTCCATGAGTTAAATGACCACCGCTTGCTAAATCCATTCCAAGAATTGTATCTCCAGGATTTAAGAATGCTTTATATACGGCAAGGTTTGCGTTTGCTCCACTATGTGGTTGAACATTTGCGAATTCACAACCATATAGATCTTTTAGTTTATCAATAGCTAAGGTTTCAACTTCATCCATAAATTCGCAACCGTTATAATAACGAGCACCTGGATATCCTTCTGCATATTTGTTTGTAAACTCTGAACCACAAAGTTTCATAACTGCTTTACTCGCAAAGTTCTCTGAAGCAATTAGTTCTGTGGTTAGTTTTTGGCGTGATAGTTCTTTTTGATAAATCTTATTGATTCTTTCATCGAGCATATTATTGCTGTTCCATCCTATATTGTGTTTCATCTCTGTGGTGTATTATCTTTCCAATCATTAATAAAGTCTAATTGTTTTGCTTGAGACCATTCTTCAGCCAACGTTTCATTATCATCTTTGAATAATTTAAGTACTTTTTCAGTAGTAGCAAAATCTATATTAGTTACTGTTTCACCTAACCACTTTTGGCTAAATTCTTTTACTTCTTCAGCTTCAACAGATTCTTGAGACCACTGTTTTGCTAACTTATCAGTTAATTTAACTTCTTCATTCCACTTTTGTACCTCTTCTCTAGGTACTATGTATCTTTGTTTAAATACTGAAATCGTATCTATTACTACATAATCACTTTTCATTTTTTTTACCTCTTAACCAATATCTATACGAAACTGGATTTTCTACTGTTTTTAAATACCTTTGGTATTCTTCTTTCTTTTCTTTTGATTCTGTCATAGTCTTAACCCAGCCGTCTGAGTTGTCTTGCCATGATTTAGAATTTTCTGTATTGTTCATTAGTGCCACGCTTGAGTCTTGCTAATCGTTTATATAAAGGCTCCTCTTCAACATCTGGAGATTTAATTAGGACTCTTGAATTGAATGGTTGTCCTATCTCTCTTGCGTAAACTGTTTTTCCTTTATCAGGACTTTCGTAAATCTTTGCCATTTTGTTCTCCTACACAAATAAATTAATTGCCGCGAATGATAATATCATAAATCCAAATACACATACTTGGACTACTGTCATAATAGCCACTTGTTTCATTGGATGTACTTCTACAATTTTTTCTATCGCCGACTCGCTTGGTGCAAGATTAGCTGCTTGTAATATCTTTTCTTCAGTACTTTTTGTCATTATCTAATCTTCTCATAATTTTATTAATAATATGTTCTGCTTCAGGATAATCATCCATCATATCAACTACTTTATCAATCATATCTAAATCAAGTAACATTTCGTTACGTCTTTCTAACCAAGCTTGCTGATCTGCCTTAGCTTTAAATTCATGCATCCTTCTAACAAATTGATTCACTTGTAACCACATGTGATAATCTATCTTACCGTTTTCGTCAAATGGAGGTTCTTCGCTCATTTAAATAAACCGATCCTTTCCCCTGCTGCTTTACGACGATCGTATTCTTCAGGGGTAGAAGGATACCGCCATCCCCACATTGCTCCAAGTGCCATAAATGTTCCTGAGTATGCAACTGCCTTCCAATTTCCAGTTGTCACTATCATTAGAGTTAAAGCAAATGCCATAAATCCTAACATCATATACTTTGCCTTTTGTGGAAATACTTTCTTTGTTTCCCAGTTCGTTAGGAATGGTCCAAATAACTTATGGTTATATAACCAGTTATGCATTCTATCTGAACTCTTTGCGAAACAGTATGCCGCGAATACAGCAGGTATACTAAAAGGTATCCCAGGCAATACAACGCCGACATAGGCAACTCCTAAACTTAAAAATCCTAATCCACCCCATAATAATTTTTTCATATTCATTATATTTTCCTTCGTTTCAATGTTGTGGTTAAACCCTTCTTAACCAACCCACTTTTATTTGGTTTAATTTCTACTTCTTCTAATCCGCTATCTTTTTCTTTAAGTTCCATATTCATTACTTGACTATTATCAACTAGTGGTTTAGTAGGAGCTTCACGTTCTCTTTTAAAAGCGGCTGTACTTATAATTAATAACATTATTGCCAAAGGATCGAATACGAATATAATTATAAGTATGATCCATCTAACTGCATTATCATAATACTCTTTGGCCTCCGATCCGTATAACATATCAGCGATATATTTAACAGGTCCGAGTTCTGCTGCCTGGTCTAACTGTAACTTTTGAATTGGTAGCTTCTGTTCATTATATTTTACAATACTTTCTACTGCTTTGTCAATAGTTATTGCTAGATTATTTCTTTCTTCTGTTTGACGACCGTTAACATAGTTACGATCCTCAGGCCTTGATGTTTCTAATACATAATCTAAACCCTTAATACGATCTTGTGCAGCCTTAAGTTTTGATTGTTCTGCCTCTATTCTTGTATCAATGATACTTGCTTCAAGAGAATATGTATCACCTACTAATGCAGAATCAATATGAGCCTTAGAAAGGAATCCAAATATACCCATACTTGTAATAAGCATTAAGACAATAACAGCAGCTGTAAAATAACCTCGTACTAAATTATTAATACGATCCCATTCGTAATGTAACCAAGCTGCTGATACAAGTTTGCCGAATTCTAATACAGTTGCCATAACAGCAATACCTATAACGGCACCGCTAAAGATTGTCATTAATCCGATAATACTAAAATAGGCAGCTGTTGCTGCTAAAGTAAGGGATGTAAATAAAGTTAACCATTTCATAATATTATTTATTCAGAATAATTCCAATTTACCTTTGCATGTTTAGCTTCATCTTTTCTTACATTGACTATCATGTCTCTTAGTGTTGCATTTTTTGGCATCTTATAATATTGAATCGCCAAATTTGGTGCAGAAACATTTTTTATTTTACCATTGTCAATCATTTCTAAATAGTTAGTATAACTACGAACAGCTTCTTCTTCAAAATAATGAATCATACGATGCGCTGTTTTTGGAAAAAAGACATACATAATAAAATAAAAATTCCAAAAGATAGCTTGAGCTAATAATATAAGCCATCTCTCAAATATGTTTGGTTTTGTGATTTCAATAAAGAACATGAGATGCATACGTTCGTTTTCTGCTTCTGCTAACAGTTCTCGTATTTTAGGACCATAACCAGTTTCCATTCTTCGTAAACTTTTGAGATGGATCCACATACCTGCAACCATCCCAGGAACTCCAGCAATAGTTTCAAGTACTACTGCACGGTGACCATATCGTTTAGCAAAAAATGTATCTGCAAAGAATCTAAAAAAACTTGTCATTGAACGTGCTACAATATCTCTCATTTAAATTTTCTCAAATGTATCTACTAAGGCTTCAACTAACTCATACATCATTGTAGTTGTGTGTATTGGTGTTGGTGTAATTCTTAATCGTTCTGTGCCTTCATCAACTGTTGGATAGTTAATCGGTTGAATATAAACACCGTGTTGATTTAAAAGATAATCTGACATTGCTTTACAACGTTTAGAATCATTAACCATTACTGGAATAATGTGAGTACATGCTTCTGGGTGTACTCTTAACCCAGCATCTATTATTAGATCCTTTATAATTTTTGCATTGCGCTGATGTTTTAATCTGAGCTCGTTATGGTCTTGTAAGTATCGTATTGAGGCAATCGAGCCAGCACACATTACAGGTGATAAGGAAGTGGTAAATATAAACCCTGAGGCCACGCTTCGTATAGCATCGAGTACAACACTATCACCAGCAATATAACCACCGTGACCACCAAACGCTTTTCCAAGTGTTCCATTTATAATATCTACCCTCTCTGATAAACCTAATTTTTCGCAATAACCTGCACCTGTATCACCATATAAACCAACTGCATGCACTTCATCAATATAAGTGATCGCATTGTACTTATCTGCTAAATCACAAATGTCTTTTATTGGTGCTACATCACCGTCCATACTATAAACACTTTCAAATACAATACATGGTATCATATTTCTTTCAGTAGCTTCTTTTAATGCAGCTTCTAAATTTTCCATGTCGTTATGTTGCCAGATAATTTTTTCTGCACGACTATGTTTAATACCCATGATTAATGATGCATGATTTTTATTATCTGAAACAAAACAAATATTTGGAATGATACGAGAAAGTGCAATCATACTCCACTCATTTGCTACATAAGCTGAAGTAAATAAAAGGCCACTCGGTTTAGAATGTAATGTGGATATTACCTTTTCTAGAGTAACATGGTAATGTGAAGTACCTCCAATATTTCGAGTACCTCCACTTCCAGTACCGGTTTTGTGTAATGCAGTTGACATTGCATCAATTACATATTGGTTTTGCCCCATGCCAAGATAGTCATTGGAACACCAACTAATTATTGTTTTTGGACTGTATTTAGAATACCAAGTTGCACGAGGAAACTTACCGCGTTCTCTAACAATATCATTAAAGACACGATAGTTTCCCTCGTCCTTGAGATTATCTATTACATTCTGAAAAGGTTTAATATCAATCATTCACTATACTCTATGCTGCGTAGGCATCATCCCAGGTTCCTTCTAAACCAGCAACCTCATATTCGGTTACACGATTCTCAAAGAAGTTTGTATGGTCTGCACCATTCAGTACCCATTCTAACCAAGGTAATGGATTATCTTTTACCTTGAAGTTTGGTTTCATACCTAACTGTAATAATCTTCTGTCTGTTATATATTTTATATATTCTTTTACTTCGGATTTTTCCAGTCCTTCAATAGATCCCATTGCATAAGCAAGATCAATAAACTTATCTTCTAGGTCTACAATGTCCTGAGACATTTCGTATATTTCTTTTTTAAACTGATCATCAACAACTCGACTGTGTTCTTTGATGAACGCTTTAAACAATTTAGAATTACCTTCAACGTGAATTGATTCATCACGAATAGACCACTCTACTACTTTACCCATACCTTTCATTTTACCGAAACGTTGAAAGTTAAGTAACATAACGAAAGAAGCAAATAAAGCAACACCTTCGTTAAATACTGATTTAGCAATTGACAGTCCTAGACCACGTAAAGTATTTGTATCTGCCTTACGCATATATTCAATCTTATCAGCCATTTCAGAATAATCTAAGAATGCATGATATTCACTATCAGGTAAACCTAAAGTCTCATTCAATAACGCATAAGCACGTTGATGAATACCTTCTCTTGCTGCAAATGACCCTAACATATTCCTAACTTCGTTATTCTTAAACTTAGGAATAAACTGGTCAAAATAATTCTGGCCAACAGCAACATCAGACTGAGTAAACAATCTTAGAATGTTTGTAATATAATCTTTCTCTATTTGAGTAATCTTACCGCCTTTCCAATCCGCAACATCTTCAGATAAATCTAATTCATCTTCGATCCAATGACATTTCTCATGTCTTGTTGTAATTTCAACAGCCCAAGGATAATGAAACGGTTTATATGTTTCGCTGAACTCCATGAGTCCGCCTTGCTTTTTAATTAACGTATCGGATATTGCCATTAGGTCGTTATATGTACCTATATGTTTTTCGTCAATAAAGATCTGTGGTACTGACCTTACTTCTTTACCGTTTGAGATCCTTTGATAAAATGCTAATCTTTGTTCCTCGTCATCTAACACTACTTGAGTATAACTAAATCCATGTTGTGTAAACCATGCTTTTGCCTTTTCACAGAATGGGCAATTTGATTTAGTATAAATTAATACTTCCATTTTTCTTCCTGTTTTTCTATCGTTATCCTTCGCAGGCGATACACTCATCTTGCTGTTCCTCCGATCCGTTATTGAACTTAATTGAGTTTGGGTTAATAATATCATCTAACTTTTCGCGTTCCACTTTCTGGGATACGTTTTCTGCCTTGCTAGAAGATTCTGTTCTTAAATAATATAATCCTTTACATCCTTGTGCCCACGCTTGAAAATGGACTGAATGTAAATATTTCTTGTCTGCACCAGCTGGGAAAAAGATATTTAGACTTTGTCCTTGACATAAGTGATTCTGTCTGTCTCCTGCTAACTTGATTAATGCATGCTGATCCAATTCTATTGCTGTTCTAAAAACATTCTTTAAATGCTCATCTATAAAGTCTAGATGTTGAACTGAACCGCCATTCGTAATAATTGTTGACCAGACTTCGTCTGTATTTTTACCAAGATCGTCCAATACCTTTTCAAGATATGGATTTTTATTTAGGTGACTACCTACTCTTGTTCTTGATGTAAACGCATTAGCCTTCCAAGGTTCAATACTTGGCGAGGTATCTACAA